ATTTAATGTATTGGTAGTATTTGCGGCACGAACAATTTTTAAGTTATTTGTGTATGCAAGGAAATTTGCTGCTGAGAACCAGTATTCATAATTTGTAGAGTCAGGCTTACCAAAACGGTCGACAAGGCGAACCTCATCAGAAATGGTAATGACTTCATTTACTGGACCCCAATTAAAATTTCCAGCAAGGCCACCGATTGAAGTGGCAACTGAAGGGACAACTGTAGTCAGGTCGATTTCTGATACATTTACCCCAGGTGATAGCTGAAATGCCATGGATTTCTCCTTAGTTTACGGGACAATTATTCTTTATATTGTATTTAGTTTTTTTAGTTTTTACAAATTTGAAGTTAGGTAACCAGATGGGACTTCTGGTTTCCACATATCACCATCTTCTACTGAGTAATCTTCTTCTGTTCCATTAAATGCGAACCCAAAGGGAACAATATCTTCTTCAATTTGTTTAATTCTGGCTTGATACATTGCTTCACGAATATTAACATCATTTAATTCTTTGAAGTATGGGTTAGTCGTTAACCAACTAAACAATACTAATGGCATAACCAAATCATCATGGTAACCATCATCTGCGGCATAACTGTCTTTTACCTGAATGAAAGTTGAAATTTCTGATATAGTATCTGCATCTGTTATTAATAACTTCTTTTCTTCTACTAGTGACTTGAATGTAAAACATCCAATACGCTTAACTCTCTTGTCTGTTTGCACACCAAGTTGAGTTTTACCACCACCAAAACCACCTGTAACTGTTTGTCCGGTTTTGGTATCTCTATTTACAAAAATAAGGTTTTCATACTCTAATTCATTGTGCATGATATGTGCAACCTGCTCACTTGAGTTAACCTCAATCAGCACATATGCCATGTTATAATCTCTTGCCACTTTGTATATAACACTTGGATATAACATTGGTGCTATCTTGTTATCTCTAAACTTACCTACTAATTTATATGGCACCGATGACACATCCATAATTATAAATGCAGAATAGTCACCACCAACACCTTTGGCTGTATCGGCAACAATAACATATGCGTGTGACTTACCTATCAACTCTTCGGTATCTTCATCAAGTTGAGCTTTGACTGGGAATTCATATAAATCTAAACCGTCTTTAGAATAGACTGTAGGACACGTTGACATATATTCTATAGTATCTGAGTTAATCAACGTCAGCGATGATCCTAAGAACTTACAGAGTACTTCCTGATTGTACTTCAGATCACCTAGTTGTCTCTTCTGTTCAAGTGCCCATGCTTCATCTCTGCCAGGTATCTCTGAATAAGGAATGAACAATGGCACAAAGTCATTGTTCTTATTAACGGCATCATTCCAGAATTTCCAAAAATGATTATAACCCAACGGTGTTGAGGTAATAAGAATCTTTGTTGTTTGACCGGCAGAAATAACTGGATATACCGCGGTAAAGAATGCATCAGCCACAGTATTTGGAATAATTGCAGCTTCGTCAATATATAATAAGTTAACTGACTTACCACGAATACCAGCTGATGTTGTTGCCGCAGTAAATACAATTGAACCATTTTCTAATTCAATGTCACCTTTGTTCCATGTTTTAATACCCTGTTGCATCCAATCAGGCAAATGCTCAAACATCAATTGATATCTAGCCATAACTTCACGAGCCGTTGATGCTTTATTTGCAAGAATAGCCGCAGTTTTACTGTCTTGAAACAATGTATACCAAAGAATATATGCTGCAGCAGATGAAGTTTTACCTTGTTGTCTACCTTCCATGAGAATAACTTTACGGTTGTCATGGATTAATTTAATCTTTTTCTTTTGACAATCGTAAAGTTTAAACGGTTGAATACCGTAGTCGAGTGTTACGATATAGCAATAGTTGTCAATGAAATATATTGGATCTTCTGCACACTTAGCTAACTCTAAAACCTGTTCTTCAGAATAAGAAAAATCAATTCCTATTCTTTTTAATGATGAGTTGCCATTATAACCATTATTAATTGTCATTGTTTACTTTATAATGCTACGCAGCATCCATGCTTTCTTTTGATGGGCACCTAAAAGTTCTTGCAGAAAATTAGATACAGCTGGTTCACCCGCTTGGTCTGCAGCAACAATACCTGCACGGAGATGAACGATGAACCTATCGTTGTCAGATTTGATTTGTGCCATCATTGCCAATGCTGATGGAATCACATCAACAGCTTCTTGAATATCGGATAGTTCTAAAAATCTTTCCATAGAACCTGGAACATACGAATCTAAGTATCGAATATGCTCAGCAATCAAATCTGTTTGTGCAAACACTTCATTATAAAAATTGTTTAAAAAATCATGATATTGTGGAAAGTTTTGACCTTCAATGTTCCAATGAAAGTTGTGACTCTTTAGGTATAATGCAAAGTTGGTACCCAAAATAACTTTTAATTGTTGAATTAGTTGTTCCATTATTATTTGTTCTCTCTAATTTGTTTTAATAATTCTGCGGTTGAACCAACGAATACAGCATTCTTAACATTGATAGGTGAATTGCTTTGATTGTTTTGCGGCTTCAACTCTTGTTTTCTTTTTTGAATCTCTAAAAGGTCTTTGTTTAATTCAGCCAAAGTTTTAATAAAATTGGCTGCAACTTCATATGCTCTTGGATGTTCAGACTCTTTAGCTACTCTTAATAGGTCATCAATTGAATCTGTACCCTTATCTATAAGATTTTTAATATTGCTTCTGGCTATTGAAGAATCAGCATCAACTTCATCACCTACTTCTTCAACAGGTTTTTGTATTACGGTTGCTGGTAAATACTTTGGTTCTTCCAAAGGTTCAATATCAAAAATCTCAGATAAATTGTCGTTTACTTTGCTCATAATGTATTAGGCCAGTCGGTAAATATTTCTTCAAAACCATATGCTGTGTCAACATTGGCACCAGCTGGTTTTGGTGTAATAACAATTGCAACAGCTTTTGTTGGTGAAGTATCAACAGTTTTGATTACATAATGTGAATTGGAGTATAATCCAACAACAGTATCACCAACATTAAGTCTTTGGTTTAAATCACTAACAATTAATTGCCCCGTGGATGTATTACTAAAGTATACAACTTTACCTGTTGTTTTCTTATTGATGACACCAATATCTTCTCCGGTCGTAAAGAAACCAGATTTACCGTTTGCATAATCAACAAATACCTTCTGTGCATCCAGATTAGTGGAGTCGGTATATATGTTGGCGTTTGCTTGTAGAATTAATCCACCGTTATCTTGAATAACTGGTGGCCAAATATATGCCTTTGCTGTAAAATTTAAATTCCAAATAATTAACCTAGTGGACATTAAGTCACCTTCATAATCAATTTCAGGTGATACTGAATTCAACATAACAGGCATATCATACACCTGATCCATATCTTCAATAAAATCAATTGTAATTGTAAAATCTGGTGTAAAGAATGGTAAAATTTGTTCTAAAATTTGTGTACCATCTTCTGTATTTCTTACATAGATGGATAAACTAAAATCAAAGTTATAAGGAATAGGTGCGTATTGCGTTTTCATTTTTGATGAAGCAAACGCAAAGTTTTGTAATGTTGTTTGTTGTTTTCTGCTAGAATCGTATTGCACGCCAACCAAATCAAAACTCATTCTTGGTACAGTTGTAGCAATTGATTTTGTCAAAGTTGGATCAGTATTGATTCTAACAATATATTTTTCTTTGGCACCATAATTTAATGGTACCTTTGTAATGTCATGCGCCGTTAAACCATCTTTGGAATACCTTACCAATTGAATATTATTAAACATTGATCCAAATCCAACCACAATCTTACGAATTGTGCGATTATAGAAATGAGGGTTGTTTAACATTATGGTTCTCCAAATGGATTTTTCTCGGTAAAGTTGATTATATTATCAGCTTCACCTTGAATGCGATTATTATCAATGATATCTTCAAATGCATCATCCATTAATACTGTATCAGATTCAGTATTAATTCTCCAAGCGGCACCAGATGTAACACCATATACGAATGAGTTGGCAGCAAAATCTCCATTTACTCTATAAACATCCAATGATGAACCTGTAACATAATTGTGTACTGTTGCTCTTGCGCTAGAATTTGCATATGTTGTGTCTGCTGATTGATAAACAATTTCATCAGCAACATACACACCAGAACCACCTGCTTTCAATGTTAACCTTGTTCTTGGGTAAGCATCTTTAATTTGTCCATCAATTTCTGAATTACCAGTAAGAAATAATTCATTAGAGAATACGAACTGTTTCATTTTTAGTGCATAAACATAAACATTGCCACCACGACCACGACCCAGTGTATAAAACATGGCTTGATTATTTTCGTGTTCTACGAAAGTAATTTCAAAGAAGTTTTGTATCAATGGAATGTAAATCAAATCACCTTCAAATGGTCGTTTTTGATTTGTTGTTGATGTGAATCTACGGCGAGAAACAAGAAGTGTTACCTCATCTCTAATTTCAAGACCAAATTTGGACATGAAATCACCTTCGCCATCCATACCAGTCACATTTTCTAAATACATTTCAATTGGATAAGATGATATATATTGTTTTAATGTATCTTCACCATATAATAAATCTACAATATCACCACTTGAACGTGGCATATAGTAAACATCCATACCGTTTATACCAAGAGATTCTATTACCAAATCCTCAACGAGCAGCTGCTCACTGGTGATTTGATTTGTAGGAAAATTATTAAAATATGCGTTTGTGGCCACAGAATTTATCCTACTAATATTTCATTTGGCAAAACATTAATGATCTGCATCTCTTCTTCTAGATGGCTAATTTCTTCCATCGCCTCATCATAAATTTCTTTACCATTTAAAGTTACACCACCCGGTAATTGAACACCAGAGAACTTTTTAAGATTATTACCCCATTGCATTTTTATTAATGCTGTCGCATATTTCTTTAAGAACCTATCACCCCAAACATCTGGATTACCAGAGATTGTTGCAGAGACATTGGCTGCGGTGTTGACCATTGGTCCACGAATTCTTAATGATGTTGGCGAATCAATTTTATCCACTTGAAAACTGTCAACACCATTGAAGGTAATAAAGTCATTTTCTAGGAACTGTTGATCGTATGTTGTACCGTATCCAGTTACGACATTGCTTCCAGCTGTATATGATACAGTACCGTTTAATGTAACTGTTGATGGATTCAATGCCCTGTAACATTCAATGATAACATAATCACCTGGACGAACATCTCTTGTCCAATCTAAGTCAATGAATACTTTGTTTTGTATACGATTAAATCTAAACTGTGGTGTTCCTGAGAACAACATTTCAAGTGTTCTTAGGTGCTGCATGGTTATTTCATATGACACATAAGAAACTGATGTGAAGTCATATAAGTCATGCAAGCGTAATTGATAACGCAGGTCAAACATATTGATTGATGCGTTAGAGTTATCAAATGGAAATACACCTGTTACAAATGTCACCGCATCTGGACAATAAATCCAGCGGCGATTAATATCTGCGACTGTCAATTGGTGCTTCATATACATCTTTTCTGTACCATCAAAATGGTAATCAGAAAAATAAGATAGAGCATCATCTATACGGTCGGAAACTTGGTCATCATCCACGTTAATTTCTATCACCGGAAAACCAAGTTTTCTTAGACAGTAAGTTTTAAATTCGGTACGAGTTGAAGGAGTAGCCATAGTCTTTTATTTATCCTAATGCGATTGCGAGTGCCAAAATGTCCGGAATGGTTGCTGCTGTATTAGCTTTAATAAGCGCTGCATTAGCTGTATCAAATGCAGCTATAATCGAATTATTTTGTGTAACAATTGTATTGCTAACCACATTTGCTGCATCAAAAGCTGAGTTGGCATATGAACCAGCTGAATTAGCTCCAGCAAATGCTGCTATTATGCTGTTGTTTTGTGTTGTATCGGTTGCTGTAGCAGCATTAGCAGCTGTAAAAGCACCATTAGCATATACACCAGCTGAGGTTGCTTTGTTATCTGCGGTATTAGCAGCAATAAATGCACCGTTAGCATAAATTGCTGAGGAATTGGCCACATGACTTGGTGTGTTAGCAGATGTAAATGCTGCGGTAATGCTGTTGTTCTGAGTTGCATTTATAGCATTCGAAATGTTAGCAGCTTCAAATGCTGCATCTGTTCTTATATTTATCGTGTTTGCAAAATCATAAGATGATTCAACTTTAATATTAACACTATTTGCAAAATCATAAGAACTTTGTGCTAGTATACTTGCCGAATTAGCCTTATTGTAAGATGAATTTGCAGTTGCTCTAGCAAATTCATCAGCACCACCTGCACCACCAGATGGAGTGGATGCAATCCATTTCTTTAAGGTTTCATTGTATGTTAAAACTTGGCCGTTAGTTGCACCAACAAGACTTATATGATCTGTATCACCTAAATCATTTAGCCAATATGAACCAGAACCACCTCCACCGGCAAAATTCATGGAAGTTAAATACTTGTCTATCTTGTCGTGTATTTTTCTTATATCTGGTGTGACACCATCTTTTCCATTCAGACCATCTTTACCATTTACACCATCTTTTCCATTTAGACCGTCTTTGCCATCTACACCATCTTTACCATTAAGTCCGATTTTACCTGCATCGCCTTTATCACCCTTAGGTCCGATTTGACCTTGAGGGCCAATATCTCCTTTGTCACCTTTAGGGCCTTGTAATCCATTCTGACCAGAATCACCTTTATCGCCTTGATTACCTTTGTTTCCTTTATCACCTTGAATACCTTGTATTCCCTGAGGACCTATTTCTCCTTGGTCACCCTTTTCACCTTTAGGACCAACTGCACCAACACTACCCGTTTCACCTTTAGGTCCACGATCACCTTTTAAACCAGTAAGTCCTTGTTCACCTTTTGGTCCAGAGAAGCCTTGAATGCCAATGTCACCCTTGTCACCTTTACTGCCTTTAGGTCCTTCAGCACCTTGAGGTCCTTGAAGTCCTTGTTCACCAGTATCACCCTTTTCACCTTGTGGTCCTGGTGGTCCTTCGACCAACATACTACTAGTTTCTTCTACTATGTCATCAATTTCATCTTCTTCATTTATTATTTCTTCAGTAGAAGGTTCAACAATCCTTTCTTCAACAATAGTATTGAAGTCTTTAATTTTAAAGACGATAGATTTTCTTTCTTTTTCTTCTTTTTCTAATTGTTCTTGTAGTTTTATTCTTTGTTGTAATTTGATTCCTACATCAGCTTTTTCTTTAGCCGATAACCAAGCCTTCTCTGTGATTGAGAGTTTCTTTGCTTTTTCTTCTGGAGTTAAATATTGGCTAAATTTTTTCACTATGATTCACAATATATCATTTTGTTTTTTAATGCCCTTCGCTCTGTTACACCAACGATACTTGTGGCGTTGACACTAGCTTGTAACTCCAGGAGATATAATAATAATACCCTCTACGACTCTTGTTTTAATTCCTGTTGAGGTATTAGTAATCAAGAGATCAAAAACTTGGCGACCAGGAGTTAAGTTAGCGGTGTTAGCCGCTGTCATAGAGAGAGTAATTTCTCCGTTCGCATTACCTGTTATCGTAGATGTAATAATCGTATTAGATGTTGAATAATACGATTTGCTCATTCGTGAACTTGCAGTATAACTATATAAATTTACAGCCGAGCCATTGGTATCTTTTACATTAACTTTTGTAGAAAATGTAGCTCCTTGCTCGATTAATAGTTCCGTAAATGCGGCCACAATAACTCCTAGTTTTTATACCCTATTTAGTTCATTATGGAATTCGATGCAATAAAAAACCCGCCGAAGCGGGTTCGTTTATTTTACTTTTTAGTTATTGTTGTGGCCAGTTTTGCGATGTTACTACCATAATAAATTTCTTAATTGAACCCGCTGATTTAATAGCAGATACAAGACGATCGGTTTCTGCTAGTACTGCTGCACGATAAGTTACTGTTTCAGCTGGTATTGCAACATCTCTCTCAGCTTTACGAATAACCATCCAGTCTGTTGATGCTAATAATTTATTTGCTGTATCTTTGATTTGAGCAATCCATTGTGACTTCAAACCTTTTGTAACCAATCTTTCTGTAGAATCTATCATTGATTCTGTAGCTACATCATATACTTTAACATACAACGGATCACCGTTTACATCTACTTCTTCACGGTCATTTAATAATTTAGGACTTGAAGTAAATGTACCATCATTATTATCTTGTACCCAATAGAATCTATCATCAGGTCTTGCCTTCTGAGCAACCTCAGTAATACCAATGGCTTCTTTTTCTTCAAATGTCGTTAGGTTTAACCAGTTCGCAGGGTATTGAATACCATTCTGTGTAAATGGAACACCGGGTTGTAGAACTTTATTATTAAGTAAAAACATTTTATATTCCTGTAATGTTCTATTTATTAATTATTGGCTGTGCCAGCGGGTACTAGGAGGGCGATTACGCCGTTGGAGATGATTGCAAACATTTATTTTCCTTTGTAATACCAATACTGTGCGCTAGTTAAAATACCTTTCTCATACGTCCGTACCCACGCTAATAAAAACCCTTTGCGACGTTGGCGCATTTTCATGACTACCTCGCTAAAGCGTTCTTGAATGGGTTTTCGGCAAATGCCATGTAGATGTATGTGCCGCCTGATGCGTTTGCGTATGTTGCACTATTGCGTAACTTAAAACCGTTAGAAAGAATATCAAACGGATACCCCCCGCCAACAGTTTCTGCATCAGAATAATTTGGAAATAAGACCGCATCAGAAGCGTTATATGCTGAACGAGCCGTATCTTGAAGAATCCAATCGCCCACGCCGCTTGTCCTTTTCCACAAAACCCAACGTGGTCTAAAGCCTGTGTACACAAACGTTCCATCAGAGCTACCATTACCCGTGTAGCTACCAAACGCACTGAATCCGGCTATGGGTGTCCATGCGTACATCACATAATTATTACCCGCCGCACAAGTGTTCGTATCGCTGCCGCCAAGAGTAACAACCGATGATGTTGGCGATGTTGACCAAGGGCTTCCTTGAGCAACACCCGCTTGTGTAGAATTTAAAAATAAATAAGTGACAGCACCGCTATAAATAAAGTTGTATACCCAATTGCCTGAACCGCTAGTTCTATTTTTAATTAACCATATTGCAGGGGTTACGCCTAAACCGTGACCGACAGTATTTGTTGCGGTATTTGTACCGCTATACGTCACCACACTAAACCCAGCAGCAGCATTAACGCTCACTTGCGATGTGATTGTGCCGTTGGTGTTTGACCCTGACGAACCTTGCCCTGCTTGCCATTGCCAGCCGACATATGTTTGACCACTTCCTGCGTTGTTTACCGTTGAGTCTGAACTTGTGCCAAGCGTAAAACCGTTTGAGTTAAACGACATTAAACCTTGGGTTTGCGTAACTTCAGCCGCTGTTGAATTAGATGCAAGCTGTTTATTAACGCCACGAACACTATCAAATAAGGCGTGTTCATAAGCGTTTGTTCT